GATGACCCGGACTCAGCTGTCCGATCTGATCGGGGTGCCGGGGTACGACGACCAAGCCATCCGCAAAGTGCTGGAGATCGGCAATACCCAGTCATGGGTGCAGGAGTGGCAGAAGGACTCTCGCGAGGAAGAGGAGCGCAAGTTCCACACAGAGCTCCGCCCGACCGAAGTCTACGACGCGCTCGAGTTCTGGGGCAAGATCAGCGGCCGGATGCTCCGCGAGTGGGGCATGGGCGAGGACGAGGTGCCAGACCCGGACCGCGAGTACGACGCCAACATCTGGGCCGTCGGCAACTACATCATCAAGGCGGTGCTCAACTACGACCCGCTGGGCGAGAAGCCCTACGCCAAGACGAGCTTCATCAAGCAGCCCGGCGCGTTCTGGGGCAAGGGCATCCCTGAGATCATCGAGGACATCCAGAACGTCTGCAACGCGGCGGCACGCGCGCTGGTCAACAACATGGCGATCGCCTCCGGCCCGCAGGTCGAGGTCAACCTCGAGCGGCTGCCGCCTAACGAGGACATCACACAGCTGCAGCCGTGGAAAATCTGGCAGGTGCTTAACGACCCGCTGGGTTCGTCGGCTCCGGCCGTCCGGTTCAACCAGCCCAATGACAATGCCAACACGCTGGTGGGGGTCTACGACCGTTTCTCCCGCATGGCGGACGACCACAGCGGCATCCCGGCCTATATCTATGGGGACACCAACGTGCAGGGGGCGGGGCGCACAGCGTCCGGCCTGTCCATGCTGATGGGTTCCGCGGGCAAGGGCATTCGGCAGGTGGTGATGCACATCGACAACGACGTGCTCAAGATCATCGTGCAGCGCCAGTTCGTCTACAACATGCGCTACGATCCGGACGAGTCGATCAAGGGCGATGCACAGGCCGTGGCCAAGGGCGCGGTTAACCTCGCCGTCAAGGAGACCGTCAACGTCCGCCGGGTGGAGTTCCTCAACGCCACGGCCAACGAGTTCGACATCAACATCATCGGGCCGCAGGGCCGCGCCGCGCTGCTGCGCGAGGTCGCCAAGGGGCTACAGATGCCGGTCGACGACATCGTCCCGTCGCGCGACAAGCTCGCTATGAACGAGCGGCTTGCGCAGGCGGCGCAGCAGATGCCCGCGCCCGGCGGCGGCCAGCCCGCAACGCAAACGACCGACATGGCTGGAGCTCCGGCTGGCGGTACCAACCTAATCAACGGGGGGGCAGCGTGAAGCAGCCGACCCCCGAAGTAATCCACGCGCTGGCTAACAGCGTCCGTCAATACCCAGTCATCCAAGAGTGGCTGGGAGAGTGGCGGATGTCTGAGCTCGAGCGGCTGCCCAGCGTGGGACAGAACGTGACACTTGCACAGGGGCGGTGTCAGGTCTTAGGCGAGCTTTACAAGCTCGTCAGTGAGTCCCCTGACTTAGCAGCAAAGTCCCGTAGGGGCAGCTGATCCATCACGCACACCCGAGAGGAGCGTCCATAATGGCTATTCCCGCGCAAATCCGCAAACAGTCCGAGGCCATCGCCAAGCTGTATGAAGACCTGAATCCGACCGAAGGGGCTCCGGCCCCCGCGGAGGATGAGGTCGTGCAGCAGCCCGAGGCCAACGGTGAGGGCGGTGCTGCAGCTGAGCCGGCGCCCGCCGAGCAAGGGCGACCCGGCACCCCGAAAGAAGAACAGACCACCGAGCAGCGGTACCGCACCCTTCAGGGGATGTATAACGCTGATACGGCCCGCCTCCGGGCGGAGAACAACCAGTTGAGTCAACGCGTTGGTCAGCTCGAACAGCTGATCTCGTCTCTCTCCGCGCCCCAGCAGACACCTGCACAGGCTGCCGCGGCGAAGCTCATCACCGATAAGGACGTCGAGGAGTATGGCGAGTCGATCGAAGTCATGCGCCGGGCCGCTCGTGAAGAGTTGTCCGTTCGTGACCAGAAGATCGCCGAACTCGAACGGTTGGTAATGCAGGTGCAGACCAACGTTGTCCCCAAGGTGGAGAGCGTCGTGCAGAGGCAGGCGCTGAACGCTGAACAGATGTTCTGGTCGGAACTGTCCGCTGAAGTCCCAGACTGGCGTGAGATTAACGCCAACCAAGACTTCCACAGCTGGCTGCTTGAAGTCGATCCGCTGTCGGGTATGACCCGCCAGACGTACCTCGACAGCGCGCAGAACCAGCTAGATGCACGGCGTGTCGCAGGGTTCTTCCGGACGTGGCAGTCTCTGAATAGCGGTTCTGTTGCTCAGCAAACTCGGAACGCAGCTGCTACTCAACTCGAAAAACAGGTCGCCCCGGGACGTGGTCGTACAGCTACTGGCACAAGTGCCGCAGCTGACGCCAAGTCCTACAGCCGCGCGGATGTCTCCAAGTTCTTTGACGACGTGCGTAAGGGTCTGTATAAGGGAAGAGAGCAGGAGCGTGACCGGATCGAACGCGATATCTTCGCAGCGCAACGCGAAGGTCGCATCACCTGAAACTAGCTAAGTGAGAGGACATCACATGGGCTATCCTGTTGCACCCGGTCGGCCGGATTACGCGGGGAACTTCATCCCCGAAATCTGGTCGGGCAAACTGATCGAGAACTTCTACGACGCCACCGTGCTGTCGGCGATCTCGAACACCGACTACGAAGGCGAGATCAAAAATCAGGGCGACACGGTTAAAATCCGCACGAAGCCCACGATCACCATCAACGACTACCGCGCTGACGGTCTGCTCTCGCTTGAGCGTCCGCAGGGTAACGTCCTTGAGCTGAACATCGACAAGGGCAAGTACTTCAACACGATCCTCGACGACGTGATGGAAGTGCAGTCCGACCTCAATGCTCTCAGCATGTGGTCTGACGACGCCGCCGAGCAGATGAAGATCACCATCGACACGCAGGTGCTCGCTGGTATTCTCGGTCAGGCTGACACGTACAACAAGGGCGCTACCGCTGGTAAGATTTCCGGCGATATTAACCTTGGCGTGACGACTGCTCCGCTTGATCTTGTCTCGAACAGCCCCGCTGCCGGTCAGACCGAAGTGCTGGACGCGATCCTGCGCCTCGGCCAGTGCCTTGACGAGCAGAACATCCCCGAGACGGGTCGCTGGATCGTGATCCCGACGTGGATGGCTACGCTCATCAAGCGGTCGGAACTTCGTCAGGCTTACCTGTCGGGCGACTCCGTCTCGATCCTGCGTAACGGTCGCCTCGGCATGGTTGACCGCTTCTCGTCGCCGGCCACAAGATGGGCTTCACCTTCGCGTCGCAGATGACCGAGATGGAAACGCTTCGCGCGCAGTCCACCTTCGGCAACATCGTTCGCGGCCTGCAGGTGTACGGCTACAAGGTCGTGAAACCCGAGGCGCTGGCGCAAGCCGTCGTCCAGTTCGCATAAGGAGGGACAACAATGGTTGCCTATACTGACTCCCTCGGGTTCTACAAGAACTCGGCTGGCTTCACCGCCAACTACACCGACCGTATCAGCGTCATGGAAATCGACATTGATTTCGCCAAGATCGCTGCTGCGCGCACGGCTGCTGGTGCTGCTGCACTGGCTGCCACCGACACGCTGGTGATCGGCGTGCTCCCCAAGGGCTCCTACGTGGTCGCTGCTGCGCTCACGCTGGTCCGCGCTGAAGGGGCTGCCGCCACCATCGACGTCGGCGTGTCCGGTTCCACCACCCTGTTTGCTGCCAACTTCGACCTCAACGTCGCAGTGGGCACGACGGTTGGTGTGACCAACGGCGCTCGGTACCAGACTGCCAACACCGACATCCTGATGACGATCGACACGAACAGCACTGACGCCGCCCGCGTTAAGATTGTTCTGGCGGTCATCAACATGGGTGCCGAGCTTGGCGTTGTTCCGTCGGCCTGATGATGGGGGCTTCGGCCCCCATCTCCCCAACAGAGGAGACTGAACATGGGTGTCTATTCGGGTATTGCGCAGGATAACGTGACCATCACCAGCGGCAACGCGGTGCTGACCACGCTGCGCGTGACGGGGCAGTATCGGAACACCGCCGATGCTCCCGTGACCAAGACTGCGGACTTCACCGTTGCTGCCACGGAGAACGTGCTGATCAACAACAAGACCGGTTCGGCTTGTGTGGTCACGCTTCCTGCGGCTGCCTCGTGGGTTGGGCGTCGGATTCTCATCAAGACGATCCAAGCCCAAGCTGTGAACTCCGCCTCGTCGAACGTCGTCCCGCTTGCAGGCGGCGCGGCAGGCAGTGCCATCGTTGCTGGCACTGCTGGTAACTGGGCCGAGCTCGTAAGCGACGGGACCAACTGGATCATTATGGCCAGCTAACAACGAGTAGGGCCCTTCGGGGCCCTACACCAACTCAGGAGATGGGCAGATGCCGGGCAAGCGTATCAGTGACCTTACCGCACTCACTGGGGCTGGCAGCGCCAGCATCGACGATCTGGTCATCTTCGACACGGACGCGGCCGAGGCTAAACGTATCACGCGTGCCCAACTCGCAACAGGCATGGTCCCCGACCTCCCGCTCCAGTACTATCTCGGTGTTAGAGCTAGTGCGCCCACACAGCGCCTTGACGGCACACCGCTACAGGTCGGTGACTACTATGCGGACTCTGCAACCAAATACTCCGTTGTATACTCCGGTACAGGGTGGAGTTCATATGCCGGTGTTATTGCCGCACAGACAGCAGCGGAGGCCGCCGCAGCGGCTGCAGATGCTGATCGTGTGCAGACTGGCCTAGACCGGGTGCAGACCGGTGCCGACCGGGTCCAGACCAGTGCCGATCGGGTACAGACCGGTGTCGACAGGGCAGCGACGCAGACTGCCCGCGTGGCGGCCGAACTGGCCGAGACCAACGCAGAGACGGCTAGGGATGCGGCCTTCGTCAATGCCAACGTCTTCGCGAATACGACAGACGGTCTAGCCGCTGTCGCTCTGGGCGGGCAGTTTCAAGTTGTTAGTGGGTCCGAGATTATCCGCTATCGTGAGGATGCGGGCCCAGTGGCGACGGAGATCGCGAGGTATCCGGGAGCGGCCTCTGTTTCTGATCTACAGACTAGGGTTCCGTCACCCGTATCCTTCAGCGTACTGCCCCCCGAAAGCGGTTGGCTGTTCGCGGTTCGCGACGCTGTTGGTAATATCTCCATCGGGGTAGATTTAGCCGGCAAGACTTGGTTCACTCCCCGCACCGACCTGACACTGGAGGTCGGGAATCTTTCCACCGCAACTCAGCAACGTATTTTCCCTTCTGGTATCGTCACATCGGGGGAGTTGCCGCCCGAAAGCGGTTTTGTTTACGGAACGGCAGACGCGCTAGGCAGAGTAGGCTTCGGGGTAAAACCTGACGGGACCTTCTGGGCCAAGTTGGCAGAAGACATCCAGACACCGTCGTCCTTTATATCCTCTGCACAGACCGCGTTGCTGCCCTCCCCGACTATAGAGGCTTGGGGCGACAGTATGACGGCTGGGGCTGGCGGTGGGGGGACTACCTACACCGGTATCTTGGCGTCTGCGCTGAGCCGCACAGTGAACAACCAAGGGATCGGCGGCCAAAATTCTGCCCAGATCGCAGCCCGGCAAGGGGGGCTGCAGACCCTTTTGACAGTTACAGGCAACCAGATACCTGCATCTGGTGCTGTGGCAGTGACGGCTAGGACTCAGTCCCCGATCACTTCTCAGGGTGCCCAGTCGTTCACAGGTACATTGGCGGGTGTGGCTGGCACACTCAGCCGAAACGGAGACGACAGTTATACTTTCACTAGGGCCGCCGCCGGGAGCATCGTGTCCTGCCCCGCTGCGACTGTTTTCTTGTTTGATGTGGCCGTTGGGGCCAGAGACAAGACAGTGGTCATATGGTCTGGCCGTAACGACGCGAAGAGTACTAGAGCAGACCACACGGCGACACGGGACAATATCCTGTCCATGCTGTCTTACTTGTCGCCTCCGGTCGAAAGAGTGCTTGTTGTATCTGTATGCAACGGAGCCGGGGAGGGGACTGGGACCTCCGCCTATAACCAGATCGCCGCTACCAACGCAGAGTTGCAGAGGACGTTTGGGGACCGCTATATAGACCTTCGTCGCTATCTAGTAGACTTCGGACTGGCTGATGCGGGCATATCGCCCACGGCGCAGGACACCACAGACGTGGCGGCGGATACTATTCCGGCGAGTTTGCGGGCAGACAACGTCCACTTCACCGCCGCTGGGTATACCCTAGTAGGTAACTTTATCGCACGACAGATCAGAGCAAGAGGC